ATGCCGTTAGTATATACGTAGGCAGTAAAGGCTAGGGATTCATCTTCAAGAATAAACGTGTCATCTGATGGTGTAATTCTAACTTCTTCGCTAATGATTCCCGATGTACTTACTGTTACCGCGGCACTTGCTGAAACCGTGGAATTACTAGCCATGGTAGCGGTGATAATTGCAACTCCAGACGCACTTAGAGTCAAAGAACCTGTTGTTGAAACCGCCACTTTAGCGGCGTCGCTACTAGTGTATACGACAGATGCAGTCACTGGATTTCCATTTAATGTTACAGTGGAAACCATTTGACGTGTTTCTCCAACATTTCCTGTTATTACCGCAGGCGTTAGAGACAAGGCATAGACGTTATTGTAATAATCCGCTATACCCAAGACGAGATTATCGACGTCATTATTTATTTCCCAGCCACCAACTGTTAGAGTAAGCAATCTGCTGGTTGTATCGTCATCTGTTTCTTGGTTTTGAGTATTTTGAATACCGTTGCCAAATACACGCCAACACAATCTATTATTGGGGCGACCAAACAAAAACCTTTGATTACCTCTGATCAATTCCGTTTTGGCGTTTAGTTGTGCATAGATATCCACATAGCCTTGGGGCAAAATTGGGTTTTCCGCCGTGAGGGTATCTTTACTTCTAGCTATTTTATAATCAATGGCACAAACTTCTTCGTAATAAACTCCGTCGTCGCCTATCCATCGCAGATAATCATTACATCGCCTAACCATACAGTTATTTGATAACGATTTTATCGTATCACTATAAACACATATCCAGTAATTGCTTTCGAAATAATATTTTGTGCCGATACCTGCAAAGTGTGTATCGCTTGGTTTGAATATCAACTGTTTGAAATCATCACTCAGCCGCTGCCCAGTCATGTTATCAATAGCCGAGGTCAGTCTTACCGTTGCATCTACCAGAGATCCGCTGGCAAAACTTGATTCTCGTTTAATTACATACACGTCAGACGCAACTTCAAACCTGTCGTTGACAAGAGCATTGTAATCATCGAGAAGTGTTGCACTTGCTGAAACCGGAGGAGGAGATAGCGTATAGTATTTTAATCCCATATATTATGCCTCCTACACGTAAGGACTATCTGGACGAAAATCTTGAATTTCCCATTGCGTCCAATTATTGTGTCTATAGGAATATCCGCCAATAAGTTGATCGATTTCTTCTGTTTTTACAATAAGAAAATCCTTCTTAGCCGTGAGATTCTGAGCAGATGAAAATGTTTTCATATCTCTATCTGTTACAAACAGTCCCATACTAAGAGCGTTTTGAACCTCTCGTTTCAGCCAATGTAATACCATTATTTGAGACAAAATATTTTGTGCCTCGCTACTTAGCGTTGCCGTAAAATAGCCTTCGGTTGATCCCGATGTGCTGGTATAAGTTAAATCCTCAACACATACGGGGCTAAACATATCTATGGCGTCGAGAAGCCAAACTTCTGTATATTGGTTCAGCACGAACGAGCCACTTGTGTTATAGATAGTATCTAATTTATAATCTTGTACTCGCATTAAAAATCTATCTACAATCGAACTACTAAGTGTAGTCAATACGACCTCCTTTCGCGCCTGTATTATAAGAATACGGCAGCCTGTAGTGACTACCGTATTCTTAAAAGTTTTATTAGGTTTTGCCTAAAGGTTGATCCTACTCTTTTTTAATTTCAACGTTTTCTTGCAAATCCTTAATTCTGGCGTTGATATCGAATTTAGCCACACGAGAAATTTCATTGATGAGATTACCATCTATGAATTCACCGTGAACCAGTTTTGTGATTATCATATCCAAAACTATTTTTTGCTGTTTGGGGTTGGCTACTTGGAAAAATCCCAAAGCACCTTCACCATTATTTAATATCGTTTCTATTTTATCCTTACTTAGAATATTTTTATAAATATCTGTAAGGCCTTCTTCTTCAACTATCTGGTCGTCCATAATGTAATAATATCCGGCTTCTTTGAAATTACGCTGGTTGTCATTGATTAATAGCAGATCACCATATTGAATCTTTTTTACTTCGCCAAATTTTTCAAAAGTATAACGATGTCCTAATCCGCGAGGCTGTGTAGATAAGTTTAATTTATTATTGCAGAGCGATATTACTTTAATATTTTTATTATATGGAATAGCGTCACCAGTTGAAAATGCGGGTGCAGTAGGTGCGGCACCTCCTAATTTTTCAACAATTTTTTCCATTGCATCTAATCGCTTACGAAGTTCCTGATTTTCTTTCTGTTCCGGTGTTAAAACTTTGCCTAAAGGCTTTGCCATTTTATTTTCCTTTCATATGAAAATATGATGTTATTATTCTGGGATAATGATATCACCAGATTGTATACGATTTCTAAATTCTTCAAATTGAAGCGGAGTGTTATTGCCGCGGCCATAAAAATTATGAAAAATACCGTGGGCTTTTTTGGTCAGGCAAACACCGAGGAGTCTGTTGTGAATTTCAATTATTTTGTTTTCAATCAATATCAATTCATCAGTTGTATAATCCGCAATAGTAGATTTAATTACTATTCCCAGTTCTTTAAAAGCATCTTGTACGATTAAATTAAAACCATATAAGTGATGTACTTCTTCAAACGGCTTATTCTCTATGACACATAAATATTTACAAGATATTATACTATTCTTATACCAAACATCTGTAATATCTCTCAAAGCACTGCTAAGAAAACTAGTTCCACCTTTCCACATAGGATTGTTTTCACCAATATAACTTTTTCTCAACTCTTCCTTGAAACATACACCACAATATGGATTATTATAAAAATATGCTAAAGATCTAATATTAGAATGTCCATACGCTTGACATAAATATTTAATCTTCGTATTGTTTCCTGTGTATGATCCTATAAAATCTACAAATAATAAATTATTGTTTTTTAGCAACTGCACAATGTTATCTACGGGAACTCTATATCTATTGATTCGGACTTTAGCCGTACAATCATAACATGTTTCGGATTTTCTTACCATAAATAGAGAATATCTTACCTTTTGAATATGACCACAAGCAAACTCGATTAGCAGTTCGCTATTTTTATTTTTATAATCTCCAGATATCCATTTAGACCCCATAGATGTTATAATCTTGTTTACGGCATCTTGGGTTTTCAAGGCATGATATCCCCAATGGTCTTTCGAACATTTTTTGCAATTAGGATTTTTATTGAAAACACTTATCTTGCGAATCGTGTCATGACCTAAAGAACACTGATATGAAATAAAAGAAGATTGTCCTTCATATTCTCCTGCAAATCCCAAAAATTTGAATCCTTGTAATTCCACACGACGAATAATTTCTTCCTTGGGAATTATGTAGTTTATATTTCTCGCTCTTATAGCACACATCTTACATCTTTGCCCCATTTGAAAAGCCGTAAAACTTTTTTCTGCTTGGTGTCCACAAGAAAATTCAAACAATAGATGGCTATTAGAATTTATATATTCACCAGATATCCATTTACATCCGAACGATTCTATATATTCTTTGATATACTCTTTGGAATGTTGCTTTGACATGATTTATATCCTCACTATTCTAACTCACTATTATTAATAAGGCGGAAAAGTATTAGTGAGGTTATACCTTTGTCGGTAAATTAGCAAGATTTACCTATCCGCCTACATGTATTATATTACCACAATATCATAATTTTGTCAAGAGTTAATTAGTAGGAATATTGCTATTCCTACTAATTTTATCCTGTTTATTATGACAGATCGATGGACGCTGCGACGCTTGAAGTTATCAAACCTGCGCGCCAGAATTTTACAAAACTGGCGTTCTGAAGTAACAAGGCGGAATCGAACTGTCCGGCTACGTGAGAAACCATTGCCCCGCCGATAACGCATTTGATGAGTTTGTCGGTTCCAGGTGCAACAATCCAAAGATAGGAATTGCTGACGTATGTAGCAAATGAATTTTCCCAATTGGCAATTTGCGGAATTTCAAAAGTGTCGATTCCGGCGATGGTGCGGACATAACCCAGGGTCACGAATGGGCTATCGATGGAATAACGGTAATTCGGGTCTTCGGGTAGGATATTAGCCAAGGCAACTTTAGTGCCTAAAACGATGGGTTTTGCCCCACCGGAGAATGCACTAACCTTTTGAGCCAAGATGGTCAAATCTTGCTGAGTATAACCAGTAACCTTTAGACCAGTGGTAGCGTCGGTATCCAAAGCAGCCATTGCGGTGGCAAAAGCGGTGTAAATATCTTTGGTCATTTCGGTTTCAATGCTTCTTAAGGCTTTTACTGTGAAATCCGCAAGGGATTCTGCGCCTGTTAACACGCGGAACAAGGAAACACCGACGGTAATCATGTGACCTTCGGGGGTCAGAGTTACCTGTTTCATATAACCCTTTTGCAGTTCTGCTTCGCGCATACCAAGTTTTCCAACTTTGGTTACAGCAAAGAGATCACGAGATTTGATGTCGAAGATGCCGGTTTCGCCGTAACCGATGGTTTTGATTTCCGCGTATGCAGAAGTTCCTTCAACCATGGTTGAAGGCAAAACGGCATCAATCAACTGGCTGGCAATATTGCCAACAGCCCAACCAACAAGGGGGTGGGTTGCCATTTGCTCTGCTGGCATAGACGTAACGTCTACTCCAGAGCGTTTAGAGATTTCGCGCAAAAGCATAGGCTTAAGAGCCTCTTCTTTTTGGGCAAGAGTAATAACTTTGCCTTCCTTGTCGGTCTTGATATAGGCAAATTGTTTCGTCCCATTTTCTGAGCGATGATGATTCCAATAATCAGTAAAATTATCGAAAAGCACGGTATCGCCCGCAGCAAAATTTAAAACACTTGCAGGTAATTTAATAGTCATATTTTATTTTTCCTCCGTAGAAATTTTTTGATAATGGTTTTAGTCAGGTCAAAACATGACTACGATTAGGCGATCATTACTTCGAATTGATAGGCGGTCATACGTCCAGCGCCGATGGCGGAGCCACTAGCTTGGGGAATATATGTAGTCTTCAAATATCTCAAAGTAAATCCGTTGGCAACAGCAGCAGACCAAAGCAATTTATAATTACCGGTATCGCTTGCAATAGCATAAGCCGCTGCGGTAGCACTATCCAAAGCATCTGCTGTTACGGTGATGATGTCACCAACCATGAGCTTGAACGCCGTAAATACGGTGCAGGCACTGATATAGAAATCTTGAATATTGCCGAGACCACGATAAACATTGTCTCCGGCAGTAGCGAACGGAAGTTCGGGTTCGCCAGCCATCCATACCACACAACCACTGGTTGCACCTGTGAATGCGGTAGGAATTGATTTTGCCAGCCAAACTTCGCCTTCACCGGCGACGCCTGTTTTCTGAGGCAGGGTAAAAATGTTTCCGTTATCAAGAGCGGAAGCGCTAATTGCGGGACGCACAAAAGCGTCAATATCTTTAGCTGCGACCTTTGAGGGAATAAGAACTGCGTGATTAGTCATATCTTAAATTTTCTCCTTTTTGTGTTATGAATTTTAGGTTTAAAACTATCTTAAACCCATCCATTTTCTAATTTACTATCTTTCTTGGTAGGCACCCAAGAATTAGCAAATCTATTAATACCATCATCTGGTTTCTTGCTGTCTTTATTAGCAGAAAAAGCCATAGCTTTTACTTCATTTTTCCATCCGGCGATATTTTCAAGGCTATAATTCTTACTATTTTCTCTGGCTTGATTAACATCTTCTTTGGACAAGACCTCAGAAACCTCACTTAGAGTGGTTTCAATTTCAAATGCAAATTGACGCGCTTCCACATCTGCTTTGAATTTCTTCAGGTCGTCATTGACTGCCATATAAGCATCTTTGTCTTCCTGCGCCTTTTTCAAATCCTCTGCCATTTTGCACATTTTCTGATAAGCCATACTATAAACCGCGGCGTGATCAAGTTCTACACCCGCCTGGTGTTTAGCAACTAATGCAGTATAGGCTTCGGTCTCTTCGGCAAGTAAAGCCATGAAAGCAGCCATATCCAAGTTGGCGTCAAGAGACATTTCTTTCTTCTCGGCTTCGGGTTCATCTTTCTTTTCTTCTTCTTGCTTTTCCTCTGCTGGAGATTCTTCTTTTGCCTCTTCTTCGGGTTTTTCTTCAGCCATTTCTTCGGTCTTGGGTTCTTCCATTTTTTCCTCTTCGACCTTTGGTTCTTCTACAGCCATTTCTTCTTTCTTTTCTACATCTTTTTCATTCACTGATATCTCCTCCTTTGCTTCAAAATAGGATAGTTGTTTACTATCTATTTCGTTTATAGCAGTTACAATATTCCGACTCCATTCCACGGCATTATTACCGCCATGGAGAAGCCAGGAAATATGCTCCGCGTCGGGCTGATTTTTATTTCGGGGTACGCCCTTGCGAGAGTTTAAGAATTTATGAATTGCCTTGATTTTATCCATTGCTACAACTTCATTTTTACTAATATGTCTGGCGACAGCCAGAGACACGGATGTTCCACCAATGCCCAATGACCGATATAATTCCAATCCCTTATTGGCATTACCACGTATTTCCTTGGGAATGGTTAGGTCAATACCTGCATATTTATTGGAAAATTCTAGAAGATAGTCTTCCTGATATTTTTTATTTTCTTCCGCAAAAGAAAGAACTTCGATATGCGCTCCAGGTGACGCTTCACGAATACCGGCGCCCAATAGACATATTGCGAGATATATAAACCCAAGCATCTCTGTTCGCCCATCTTCATGCTCTTCGGCTTCTGTCAATTCCATCTCTACGCTGACTCTAGATTGCCCCTCTTCCCTTTTCAGGATTTCGATTACTTTGGGAGCATACCTTTTTGAGATCTTAGATAAGACAAAAAGAGCCGTTCTACCGTCTTCTAATTTTTGAAATTGAGCGCTGTTAGGAACTACAAATCCGGCGATAAGGGACTTGTCCGGGTCTGTGTGAGACCCAAAGTCGTTGACGCTTTTTACAATATTATAAATCACCGGAACATTATATATACTAGCAGCCGTCTTTTCCAATACCGTTTCTGTGCAGATGAGGTCATGACGATTGCGCCCCGAACTAAACGCCTGTATCTTTGCGGTCATAAATCTAGAATCGGGGTTTTCATCAATGAGTTCAGCGGATTCTACTTCAAAATTAATAAATTTATTTTTTATATCATTCAAACTTATTTTACCTCCCTTCTAAGAGAGGAAGCAATTCGCTCTCTAATATTTGCTTTATTTTCTTGAAATTCCAATACGGAATAATTATGAGATTATAGTGATGAGTAACGCAATAATCGTATTTAATTTTATCTTTTTTTAATTGAGTTTGAAATGTTTTTTCGCCACCAAAAAAATCTCTGGGGGAGTAGTGCTGTGATCCTTGAAATTCTATAAGAATCGGCGTATAACCATCGCTGTTTATTCCAACGTCAAAGGTGAGAACTCTTTTATACTGACAATCAGAAAAACTAAAATTTTTCACAAAAGGAATATGATTATCTTTTAAAAAATGTCTAATTTCACGTTCTCCGTTAGATGAAGAGTGGCAATGTGGACATCCTCTCCCCTTCAAAAAATTACTGGGAGTAACATCATATGTGTTATCGCATACCTTATGAAGCAATTTTATTTTGATTCTATTTCCAAGATAATCACCAAGAATATCATATTCTCCATGCCCTATCTCCAAAACTTCTCGTTCAAAAACCTCTGGCGATTTTTTCGATAATTCGATTCTCCTCTTCGTACCACATACAGGACAACCATATCCTCTTAGTATATTAGAAGGACTAACTAGCCATTCATGCCCGCAACAATGTTTTATAATCATGTGAGTTTTGCAATTTATATATTCGCCTAAAGCAACGTACTCTTCTCCATATTTTTCTTGCATTTCTTTCATAAACTGTTCATGATGCTTTGATATATTTTTTCTTCGTGTGTCTTTAACGCATAGGGGACATTTCTTTCCCATTAAAAAATTTGCGCTCGACATTGAAAAGGTTCTGCCGCATACAGTGTGAGAAAATTCCATAATACTTGTGTTATTTTCATATATCCCACTCACCAGTTCGAACTCGCCATTGTTTATGTTAGAAACCTGATTTATAAGAGTACCTATGGGTTTTCTTGTTTTATCTCCTGCATTTTCATACCTGCAATAAGGGCATCTTCGCCCCATCAAGAATTTATTAGGATTGATGCGCCATTCTCTATTACAAGCATTGTGCCTTGTCAGTAATTTCACGTTGGATTTTACATATTCTTCCAAAACGGCATATTCTTCTCCAGCAAGATTAAATACTTTGTCTAAATACTCTTGATGAATCATTTTTTTACTCATTTCGCAGTTCCTCCATTTTCAATAATAACAACTATATTCTTTCAAATTGTATTTTATACTCATCCCATCTTTTTAATACCTTGTCCAAATTATCAGTTACAATATATAAATAATATGGACGCTTACTTTTTGGATGAATCCCTTTGGACTCAAAGGAAATACCATTTGATTCAATAAATCCTTTGAGTCTTTTAGAGTAGCAATAAAATAATTTGTTATCCATTTTCAATATCCTTTTTTTACAACATAAAATGGTTATTTTATAATCCCAATTTTATCAACAGTTTTATCCAACCAGGTGCATAAAATAATACTTCTTTCAACACATCGGTGTTACTGAAGTAATATATATCCCCCTGACGGGATAGTATCGGGATATTATGATCTAAGATGTATTTAGCAACTAATCCCTTATATGCTACTTTATTACCAATCTTCTCTGGGTTAACTATATACATATCTAACTCCAGGTGGCGTCAAATAGCACCATATCAGAAACTGCATTTATTTTCAGCATAAATTCTTCGGCTTCATCTTCCTCGATTAATTGATCATGCAGCATTTCTTGGATAAACGGCACGTCGATATAAGATTTACTATCATATATCATATCGGCTATTTCTTCCAGCGATTGCGTGGTTTCAACTTCGGCATCGAGAAAAATTTGACCGCATTCCTTTGGTGAACTTATTTGTAAATTGGGGATCTCAATTTCAACGGGATAATGCCTGCCACCAAGACGGGTATTAAGATATTCAATTATTTTTTTATAATGTCCATATTCTTCGTCGGCTTGGCTGAGAAACATTTTGGCGATATTAGTTAGACGCAATCCGTCGAAATAACTATATAGAAGCATGTACTTGCGTTGGTTGAATAATTCCTTTCCGGCTTGCTCATTTAGTACTTCGTTAAGGTTTTCGGATAATTTCACGCATCACCCTCCTTTCCTAAGGTATTATCAATCGTTAAAATACGATGTAGTCCACTTCATCGCTTGCAGCAATAACCCAGTTTTCACTAATAGAAGTAATATTGAGATTACTCCCCGAAGAAGTCACTTTGATTGCAGATCCTGATACCGGACTTCCAGACCTGTAGACATTAACCATTTTACCTCTAACGGTGGTCAAGTTGGTCTGAATAACGACGGCAGAAGCCGAAGCCTGAGCGGATGTTACTGCATGGCTTCCTGAAATCGGAGCATTCTGAATCCACGTTCCCAGATTTGCGTCTTTTGCCGCGCGGTTGGATCGATTGAGTTTTGATGCGATTGAATTAGTTAGTTTTGCGATAGTCATTTTTTTATATTCCTCCATTATTTTGTCGATATGATATTTTTTTGCACATGGAGCCAGGATGTCATCCCGTTATGTGCAAGTTAATTATTTCTTATTCTTGACGCTTTTAGCCAAGTTGCTTCCTGCGTCTCTGGTGTTCATACCCTCTTCTCCAAGTTCATCATCGGATTTAGATGGTCGTCCAGATTTTTCGCCCCCACTGATTTGCGCCGCTGGGACTACGGGCGTAAGTTTTTCCGCCCACTTATTTTCTCTGGCTTCGTCCATTTGTGCTTGCATTACAAACGGATCTTTTCCTATAGCCGCTGCTATGGATTGAGGCAACACAACACCCTGAGACATCAAGGTTGTTTGTGTTTCTAATCTGCGTTGCCTATCGGTGTAGAAGTTTGTACCTTCAAAGTTGAACCCAAACCTGTATTCTGATCCTTTTTCTTTTAATCTTTTATTGATTTGGTATTCCATAAATTGATTGAAATAAGGATAGATAGAGGTAGACGTGAACGAATCAACGTCTGCTGAAAGGCCGGTCTCCAGGCTGTTCATTTTTTGCGACGTACTTGAAATAAGATTTCCATTGATTCCGCTCTGTCCCGTTACATTTTTACTATAACTAGAATACATATCATTATCATGTTCAAAATCTATTCCCTGAATGTTCTGGACTGGAGCCGAAGTAAATTTGACGGAATCATTATTCAAGCCGGATTTCACAAGTGCAAGAAATTCTCCCAATAATTTTGGACTCATTGAAACAGCGTCTCGCACGGTTGCTTTGGCATCTTTTAAAAACGGCAACTCACTAAATACTAATTTCGTTGCAGAAACTAGATAAGCGTTTCTTTGCAAAGATCTTACCGTGGGAAGCATTGCAAAATCAGGAAATAAACTTGCAAATTGCGGAATGCGACTTATTAATTCATTGGAAAATTTCCACCCCCAGAAGCCATCCATAGGACTACAGTCGGCCCACTGTACCCAGATATTATTACCCCTAGTATCTACGCTCGCGGAAGGATTATAATCGGTTATATTTTGCCCCTTAAAAACCTTAGTATAGGTTTCTTTAAATATAGGTGGGTAAAAATCAATATCGATTCCACCCTGTGCAAAATAATAATAATTAAAACTAAACAGTAGTCCATAGTCCCAACGTCCGGTAATCAAACAGTAATTAGAAGGCAATTCTTGTAAGACATACCTATCTTTTCCTTCATCTCTAAAAACTGTAAAAAATGTTTCTTGCCTTAAAAGTTGCCTTAAAGCACTAGAAAACTGGGATTTAACATCAAATTTAAACATAAATTCTTTGAGTACATCAAGCGCTTCTAAATATTTTCCACTCTTATAATCACTAACTTTTTTGACATTTTTGCAATAATATGTATAATCCCACGATGGAAGATTAGATAAATAAGATATAATACGTTTATATATGGGATTACTATATTCCAAAATTTCAGAAATTGAAAGCAGTTCGTCTTCAGACTCTCTGGGATTAGCAAGAGCTTTTGCCACACGCGCTTCAGACACTTCTCCACTGCCGCTCAATGTGACAGACTGCATTCTCGCATTAGTCAGCATAGGGTTAAATACAGATGGATATAAATAAGAATTATTGGAAGCCTGTGCAAATTCCTTAAAACTTTGATCATTCCAAGCATACAGATTTAAAATATTTTGCAACTGCAATTCTGATAATTCTGTTACTGGAGTTTCTGTTGTTATTTTTTTAGGTCGTCCCAATAGCCACCTCCTCTCTTACGGGATGCATTATAGAATCAAAGTACTGATCTAAAAATAACTTTGACTCTTCTTTACTTTTTATGCTTCTCAAATCAATTTCTAAATATTTATGGTTTAAACGAATCACTTCTTTCCTTTTTATATCATCTTTATACTGCTGATATGCAAATGCATCCTCAGACTTATGGAACAAAGAAGTTTTTTGATAATGTTGAGAACCCATTACTTCAATATGCAATAAGAGCGGAGCGATGTATATATCATTTTTTAAATAATATCCTGTTTTAGGATTTCGAATCAATCTGTACTCCGGGAAGCATTCTTCTCCAAAAATTCCATGACAATATTCTTTCAAGTATTGAGCCACCTTGGATTCGATCATCTCTTTTCCGCACAAAGGGCATCCTTTGCCCATTCGCCTGTTGGGAACAGAAGCAAGATAAGAATAATGTCCATTATGGCAAATCCACCATATTTTTTTATGAGATCCTTTACTTATCTCTTCTGGCTTATAAATATTTTTATCATAATCCCAGTCATTCAATAACTCTGGGCATTCTACAGAAAACATATTACTACTATTCATTTCTCTTGATGAACATATTGGGCATCCGCTATTTCGTGTATTCCATATATTCCCCAACGAGCTTATATATCTATGTCCGCATTTACTACATTCGAAAAATATAGTTTTTTTAGAAAATGCAACATATGTTCCATCCACCACAAAACAAGGACGATTATTTTTTAATAACCATAAATTAATATTGTCGATAGTATGAGGATTGGCTTCATTAAACCTTTTTAGATTATATTCTTTTTTAAATGATGTCACTATTCCCGTATATCCTAGAAAATATTTGTACCCATTTTTGTCTTCTATATGAATTTTAGTTTCATTGTTGTGGTATTCAAAATCTTCTAAAACCTCATACCCGCAATCGCGAATTTCAGCAATAACATCTTTTTTGCTTTTTCTAGATTTATCCCATAGTATTTTCATACTACAAGCCTTACATCTAGCCCCTGTTATAAACCCTCCCCATCTCGTGCTATACTCTTTTTGGCAACGGGAGCAATAAAAAACTAATTTACTAGAATAGCCGACATATCTTTTGGAAATAAGACTATCGCCACTACCGTATTTTTCTACGTATTCCCTAACTAAATCAATATTCCATTGTATTACAGACATTTTTTATCTCCTGTCATATCCTGATTTAAAGTAAAATAGAGAGAATTCCCGTTCAGGAAAACGAGATTCAGCCGTCGCTATATCTCTCTATTATACAACTACTATATTACCATAATATTACGATTTTGTCAAGGGTTAAACCGTAATAGTTACACCCATAATCGTTTCCCAATCATCGCCACCATCTTGTTCTTGCAATAGCGCCTGATCAAGCATACTGGCAAAATAGTTTCCATACGAGAGAGACGAATATCTGTCTTTTCTCGCCGTAGAAGTTGCAGTTTCAAGTTTGACATTACCTCCTACAAGAGTCATTTCAAGATTAATACACTCGTTGACCAACAGATTGATTTGAACATACGATTGCAGGAATGATGCTCTTACATCGGGTTCTGTTTTGCTATCAGCAAATTCTTTATTAGTCTGTAATAAAAATGTTTCGGCATCAGTATCTTTGACCAACATGTCTATCATTTTTCTTTGTAATTTATCACGAAGTTCCACCGCTATTAACGAATTCATCTTGGCGTCGGCACTAATGGGATAAATAACTTGAACGGCATTCAACGCACTGGTATGTGTTAGAAGTTCTTCATATTTAGCGGCATCTAAAGAAGAATGCGTCATACTAGTCATAGCGGGATAATCACAATCGCGTTCGGGATCATGTGTTACCACTCCCAATTGTTCATAAACAGAAAGCCCCATTGTGGCAACATCGAGCACAATGTAGTCGGCTTCAAAATCCCACCACAATTGTTTTATGCGCAACGCCTGTAAAGTACTATTTTTACCACTAAACGACTCCATATACACAAGTTCTCTTTTGAAGCCCTTATGAGTGGGCAAAAGACGGATACAACTAGAAACCGACAAGTCGTTCGCCTTACCGCCTCTACTGGCGATATCACATGATAAAATCCGAATTTCATCATCTGTCTTTGGAATACCATAAGGATTTTTCTTCGCGTTGTAATTATCATTCCTTTGAGGATAAAACGATTTATCTATATTCCTCGCTTTTTCAAACATGCTCAATTTGAAATAAGCATTTGTGCTTTCACCCCATGGAATATTATCATATTCTTCAAGGGCGGTGATTTCATCCATCTTGCTTTTTTCACGCTTTATTTGTGCCGCCGTCTTGATATTATGTAGAATAGATAGACTGTAATCCAAACATATGACTCCACACTTTTCACCTTTAAGCATCATCGCCAAGTTCTTCTTGGTTTCGTCATACCACCATAATCCCTTATGATAGGCGGAGGAAATAAATACTTCTTTTGGTTCTTCCTTTAGCCCCTCTACAGAAGCATATTCTGGAAGATTTAAATACGGTGCCTGACGAATATACGAAAACGGCCTGATAACCGCATCTACAACCAATTTGTCAATTAATCGAAATTCCTCGTATATCGTAAATGTAGATCTTCGACCACGACTACTATCTCGACTAGCAACCACCCTGATTACGCTGCCGTTATGAAAATCCACTTGCCACTTATTCATGTTGGTGGTAATATTAGATATCTCTCTAGCCAGGTTGGGATGATCATTTGCTAGGCTTGTAATTTTATCCGATACAATCAGTCCCGCTTGTTCCTTGGTGCTACTACAAACAACGATCTCTGAACGTGGATATAATATCGCCTTAGCACACGCAAACACTGCAAGTAGCCAAGTTTTACCATCGGCACGACTTGCTATAGCCACAAAAGAATCGCTTACCGACATCAAGTATATCCAGATTATCTGAAAAAAGTATAATCGGATACCCAGATAATGGCTGACGAAAAAATGAATATTCCTTCTGTAAAAAGTGCACCAATCGATAATGTTATTAACTCTTTTTTCATCCATTTGGTGCGCCGTTACTATTTCTTTCGGGCGCTTAAACACATTGACGTTATCTGCGTTCTTCACCCTGTCATTTTGAAAGTTTTTATATGAGGGCATTTACTCTCCGCTTTGAACGCTATCTTCTTCAAGACTGTCATCCCTATCCACAGCACCTTCAAAGTTGAAATCTTTTTGAATACCCCAGAAATTCAAGAATGGTCTTAAGATATGTATTTTCCAATAATGACTGATATTGCTAACATCTTTGTAAATGTCTTGATCCTTATACCATTCGGCGGGTTTATACTTCTCAATATCGGCAACCCATATACCAAACGCCTCAGAACTTTTTGTCCCATCGGCTGTTTTCTTTTGATCGGGGCGAATAGCTGAGTTGCTCATCATGTCGCCAAGGGCTTTAACCCGCTTTTCCACGTTGTTTCCAGCAGATCTGTCTTTTTCTATTTCCAGCAACTGAAAACATATTTCTCTCAAGAGAATGGCTTTTGGTCTGTCATCCCTAACGTCTGTGCCGCCAAGTTCATTAAACTCATTTTGCAAATAAGAAATGTCTTCGTAAGATTTTCCCTTGCCCCAAAATAATTGCAGATCCTGATACGTTGCATCAGCATCTTCTTCGGGGGTATTAACTACAAAAGATTCAACAGAAGGATATTCTTCAAAAGTCAAAGCCTGATCATCACTGAGATTACTCAATGTCGATAATTTGCTTTTATATATGCCAAATACCTGAATATCTTCTTTACCCTGACTTTTGAACTTATCTACATGATTTCGCGTTGCGTCTACGGCATTGACAGACCACCCTACGTTCAAAATTTTACAACTGCGCAATAACGCTTTTTCAAAATTGTTTTCTACCGTAAAAGAGTTGTCATAAATTTCGTTGCAACAACTTCGGCAGATTGACATGAAGCCATTTTTATCGAGCACACGATCCACGCTCAAATAATAAAAAGAACTGTCCTTAATTTTTTGGCAGACCCTACAATAAACCATCTTCTTATCGCTCGTCTTATTGTTTTTTAATTTTTTTGCTCTTGCTTTTTTAGGTTCCTCTATCATTCTTAAAGTCCTCTATATTATTCAATATTGCGGATTCACCGTAATATAATATGGCAGCACTATTGTAAATAATAGCTGCATCTATCTCATTTTTAAAATATCCTAAAAACTTGCGCTTACTATTAACGCTGATATAAGACACCCACTTACTTCCGCGCTTATCCCAAGAGACCCCAATATATTGGCTAGAAGTCTTTATATTTGGTTTTTTACCTAACTTATCCTGATTCCTCTTTGGGATTACTGGGATTTCCGCATTTTCGTCTATAATATTTAATTTTGCTTTTTCTCCATACAGCTCTATTGCCTTATCGTTATACGCTTTTGCGGCATCCTCTTCAAAAATAAAATTCCCTAAGACAATGCTTTTTCCTTCGTATCCTATACGTGCTTCGTATGTAGTTTGAGATATTTTTCTAACACCGCAATACTTATTGTTTTTTCCTTTTTTTTTACCAACCCCATCCATTCTACCCATATTAGATGCTGATATTTTTGATTTTACTTCTTCAGGATGTTTTCTTCCAAGTTGACTATCGCTCATTTTCTTACGCGATTCATCCGACGGAACCCATCCCTTATGCGCTTCAGACATTCTTTTCAATGTTTCTTGTGAATAGGTTTTTCCTTTGTTTCCTTCACTAATTTTTCTTTTTTCTTCTTCCGTATGACGGCGGTTACTAGAAGTAATTCTTAGTTTTTCCTTTGTTTCATCCGACAAATGCTTTCCTTTTTGCACATCGCTCATCTTTTTTAGGGTTTCTTCGCTGGGAACATGTCCAAGCATTCCTTCCCCACCATCAGTACTATTGGTTAAATTATATCCTTCTAATCTATATGAGCGAATCCATTTTATCTCAGATTCTTTCCAATTATCCAAAGGAACTTTCTCTATTATTTCAATCAATGGTTGTAAACCTAAAGATAATAAAAATTTAATCCAATTATTCTTATGCGTCCTTCTTTTTAAATAGGAAGGAAATAAGTGATTTTTTAATCTATTTTCTAAATTAATAGTCCACCCAATATAACGAGGTTCATTATTTCTCGGATCAACCAGCTTATAAATATATACGAATTCGTTTTTAGCACTTGTACTACCTAATACATTGCTCATTTTTATACCTCTGTTCTCTGATAAGATTAGAAAGAGAAGTGCAGAGCCACTTTTCAGACGGTTAATTATGCCGTCCTATCTCTTTCTATAGAGCCAGAAGAGGGATTCGAACCCCCGACGTTTTATCTTCCACTTTACAAAAGTGGCGCAATCGACCATCTATGCGACTCTGGCAGCATATAGCCATATAGGCTATATTTTATGTTTATAGCCTACGAGGCTATATAATGAAATCGTTCTTTTATTACATATCAAAAATCCCTATATAGATATAGGGACATGATGAAATTTGTATTTTATTATGCCCTCTATTTATCACGCCGAGGGCACACGCAGATATAAAATCTGCAAGGCGCTTCCCCTTATGGGGCATCTTTCAATTTGTGCTCGCCCTCTTCTTAGACGCATAGCGAGAGGCGTCAGACATTTCGCACCAGACCTTTTATTAGTCCCATATCTGGTAGGGACAAACATTTGATACAATGTTACAGCCCCGCATTTATCGGTAGCGGAACACCTGAAGTTCTTTATTCATCTGTATCAATATATGTATTTGGCATCTTTGCGTAAATACTTGCTTTACGTTCTTCGCTTGCCAACTGCATACGAAGTAATTCTTTTTGATAGCCAAGGGAAATTTTCATCCTAATGATATCCATCAGAGATCCTTCGCTAAGTTCTAATTGGTTTAGAGTTGCTACAAAACCCAAGATGTAACTGGACTCGGCAGCACCTTGCGCCATTTGCTCGTTATTAGATTCCATGCAAAAATCAGGATAATGTCCATAACTGCAATCCGCGCATTGCTGGTTTTCGACGCTTTCGTTTTCATCTACAAATTCTTCAACAGGTTCATCCATACGTCCTCCTGCGATGTTATTCTTCTAATAATAAGTCTGCCAAAGCAGAAAATTCACTGCGTTCATTCTTTTTCAAAGTTACTAAACCAAACATAGGATTTCCTTGTAATTTTTCAATCGCTTTTTTAACCCCAGAATCTTTTCTAAAAACTTCTTTATCGGTTTGTCGCATATCACCTACGGCAATAAAACAACTATCTTTTCCGGTTCGCCCCATCAATAAGGACATGTGATACGCTGTGGTGTTCTGCGCCTCCTCCAAAAATATTATAGAGTTTTCCCAACTGCGTCCGCGGCAGAAGCCGAGGTGTTCGAGCCGTATCTTGCCTTGCTCAATAAAAAGATCCAGCATGC